GTGGCATCTACCAACCTAGCTGAGAGCAATAAGGGAGACGCGAGCGAGGCCAAACCTCGTGATCTTCCAGCCGCAAAGGGTCCATCGTATGCCGTCACCCTTGAGTACGGGCCGGTCAAACAAAGCGAGAAACCAGTACTCGCCACAATCCCCGAAAAAATACCAGTTAAGAGGATTGTCAAGCAACAGGAGAAAAGGAGGTTGCGACTTGACCCGTCAGTAAAGGTGGACCCAGGGCTATTAGCCTATTTGCAGGATGAGTTCGCATTCAAACCGCGAACGGCGGAGTTGTGGGAATGCATGCACACCAAACTAAGCAAGCACCTCAACACTTATGACCTGCAGAACTTCAGCCATGAGCAGCTCTATGAAATGAAGATCAACATAGTAGCTGCGGCGATGGCAATACCCCCATGCGAGCAACGGGTCAGGGCCCAGTACAAGGACAAGAAAGCCTTGGCGGAGATGAAGAAGCACGAACAGTGTTTCGGGGAGGGCAATTTCGGTCGTACAGGATGGATAGCTAAGACATGCTACCGTATGACCGGACGCCGAAAATAGGAACTCCGCACCCTGCCAGCTGTCTGTGTCAAAAACAAACCTGGGGCAAGTGAAACCTTGCCAGGCAGTTGGATTAACGCCAGGGAGAGCGTTTGCAAATGCACACGCAAAGTCACTAAGTTGTTCGATTTCACCGAGAACGACCTTAACAACACATTCGTTTGGACGCACAAGGGCTGTGTGTGCAACGAATTAGTGGCTTTGAAACAACGACATCAATTGGACACGGGAATGAGGTACACATCGACACGCAATTTGGCTAAATACCTCAAGCCCCTGTTAACACGGTTGTTCCCAGTTAGCGAGGACACTATAATAACCCATAGTGCTGGCAACAAACGTAAACTTCTAATATCCGCGAAGAAAAGTCTGGAGAAGGAGCCAATCAGTAAGAAAGATGGGTTGGTGAAAATGTTCCTAAAGCCTGACAAAGCTCATGCTGACATCGATGAGCTCGTCGACTTTGGGGCGCCCAGATGCATACAGTACCGCAACAAACGCTACTGTCTTCGGCTAGCCACGTATTTACATCCAGTGGAGGCCGCTGTGTACAAGAGTACAGACATCTCAGACACTCCGATCTTTGCCAAGAGTCGGAATTTGACACAGCGCGGACAGGACCTCAGGGCGAAATTTGAACATTTCCACAACCCAACAGTGATTTGCATTGATCATTCGAAATTCGATGCTCATGTCAGCACGCAATTGCTTAAACTTGAACACGGGTTCTACGTTAAAAGCTTTGGTCGAGAGCATTCTGCAGAATTGCGGACACTACTCAATATGCAGCTCAACAACCTGGGCTGCACTAAACATCGAACATGGTACAAAACGCGTGGCACTCGAATGTCCGGAGATCAAAACACCGGACTCGGCAATTCGTTGATAAATTACGCTTTATTGCGTGATTATGTCGAGTGTAACAACTGGAAGGCATGTTATTACATCGATGGAGATGACAGTGTGGTTATTGTTGAGGGAGATGTTCAAGCTAGTCCGGAACATTTTGCGCAGTTTGGAATGAAGACCAAAATTGAAAAAGTGACGAAGGAGTTTCGAGAAATTGAATTCTGTCAGACCCGACCGGTGTTTGATGGGAAACAATGGCGGTTAGTCCGCAACCCATTCAGATTGTTGGCCAGGTTACCGTGGGCCATCCGCACTATTACCCCTAAGATTAAGGGAAAATATTTGCGTTCGATCGGGTTGTGTGAAATGTCACTTGGTGTTGGACTGCCTATCGGGCAGTACATAGGAGAAACATTGAGCAAGATGGGTACTGGCTACATGATTACCGGGAATCATTATAGGGCTAAATTGGAGTACATAAAACCAGAGCGCGTGCGACTTATACCACCCAGCCCACTA